TGTAGGGGGTGGCGGTAATGCTGGTGGAACACCAGGACCCGCATCACCACCTAGTGCAGGAGGAGCAGGAACTGCCAATACTGGCGGAGGTGGTGGCGGTGCTGTTTGGACTAGTGCGCCAGCACAAACTGGCGGAAATGGTGGTTCAGGTGTTGTAGTAGTTAAAGAACCAGCAGTACCTAATTTAATCAATACAGGCGGAGTATGGAGCTTGGATGCGGTTACGATAATGTAAAAGCAGGGACATGGACAACTTAACATGCCAAGATTAATCGGAGCAGCCTTAAATCCTAAACTACAATCTGAACAAATAACCACTTTTAATTCAAGTGGAACGCTCACCACTCAACCTTTAACAACTTCTGTTGAACATTTAGTTGTAGCAGGTGGCGGAGGTGGTGGTTCTTATTATTATGGAGCAGGCGGAGGTGCAGGCGGGTTACTGACAGCTTCAGGCAATCCAGTTTCAGGTGGCTCTCCATATCCTGTAACAGTTGGTGCAGGGGGTGCAGGAGGTTCTGCTCCTGGTGGTCCAACTGTCCCTGGTGTTGGTAGTAAAGGCTCAAACTCAGTTTTAGGTACGCCATCTTCCATTACTTCAGAAGGTGGTGGTTTTGGTAATACAGGCGGTTCGCCTGGCAACTATGGACAAGATGGTGGACCAGGAGGATCAGGCGGTGGAGCAGGTGTTGCTGTCCCTGGTTATGGACCACCTGTATTTCCATCTTCAGGAGGAAGTGCTGCTTCAGGTCAAGGAAATGCTGGAGGTTCATCCAACAGTCCTTTTCCAGGTTATGCTGGACAAGCCACATCAGGCGGAGGCGGAGGAGCAGGTGCTGTTGGTACTAGTGCTACTTGGTACCCAGGTCCAACACCAGTCCCTGATGTAAATCCAGGCGGAGCAGCGGCAGGTGGAGCAGGAGCGGCAAATTCAATTACTGGATCACCAGTCACTTACGCAGGTGGTGGTGGAGCAGGGGGTTACTACCTTGGAGCAGGAGGAGCAGGAGGCTCAGGCGGAGGCGGAGCTGGAGGCGGTCCGTCATCAGGAGGCGGAAACGGAACTGCTAATTTAGGCGGTGGTGGAGGCGGTGGACAACATCCTGGCACTGGTACTCCTAGCGGAGCAGGTGGTACAGGTGGTTCAGGTGTAGTTATTGTTAAAGAAGCACAAATTGCTACAGACACATCAAATTGTTGGGATTTAAGAACAGTTTTTACAGAAATTAAAGCTGGTAACTGGAACGGATAACAATAACCTATCTTTTAAAACACATCTAACTTATACTATCTTCCAAGAGAGAGAAGATGAAAAATATTTACTTTTTATGCGGTTTGCCTAGATGTGGAAATACTTTGCTTGCATCCATATTAAACCAAAACCCAAACATAAGTGTTACTTCTAATTCTATTACAGCAGACATTTTATATAATCTTGAACAACTTAAAGAAACAACAAATTTTAAAAACTTCCCTGACTATCAATCATTAAATAATTTAATAGAAGGTAGTTTAGAACTATATTTTAAAGATTATAAAAGTGATCATATTATTGATAGAAGTCCTTGGGGGACACCTAAGAATATAGAACTTATAAAAAAATATATTGCTCCAAATCCAAAATTTATTATTTTAGAAAGACCTTTTATAGAAATATTAGGCTCTCTTGCTAGAGTAAAAAATTGGAATAAAAAAGATTTAGAAGATTCTTGTTTTTATGAAATGACTGAAGGCATGACTGCTGTTAATTCTTATGCTATACATAACATTATTAAAAATGATAACGATCATATAAAAATTAATTATGAAGACTTAACAATAAATCCTAAAAAATATATAAAACGCATTTACAAATTTTTAAATATTCCAACCTACAAACATAGGTATGTTGATTTAGAACAATTTTCTATAAACAATATTAAATATGATGATAGTGTTTTAGATGGAATGTATCATGATGTTAAAGAAGATAAAGTAGAAAAAAATAACTATGATTTAAATATGTATTTAAGCGAATCAATTATAACTAAGTATAAAAACATGTCTTTAGAAAAATGGGTAAATAAATTTTTAATACAGAGAGGTTATTTTGAATCTTAAATGGTATTACTGGTACTTTCAATCAGTTATTCCTGAAAGAATATGTGACGATATTGTTCGTTATGGTAAAGAACAAAATAAAGAAATGGCTCTTACAGGTAACGCTGGCAAAGACAACAAAAACCTTACCAAACTAGAACTTAAAAACATTCAAAAGAAACGCAAGTCTGACATTGTTTGGATGAACGATAGATGGATATACAACGAAATACAACCTTATGTGCATGCAGCAAACGCAAGTGCTGAGTGGAATTTTGAATGGGATTTTTCAGAGTCATGTCAATTCACCGAATATAAAAAAGGTCAGTTTTATGACTGGCATTGTGATTCATATACAGAACCATATGACCAACCCGAAAATAGAAATGTGCATGGTAAACTAAGAAAACTTAGCATGACTGTATCGCTTACAAACCCTGATGAGTATGAAGGTGGTGATTTAGAATTTGATTTTAGAAATCAAGATGAAGCATCACAACCTAGAATTTGTGAAGAAATTAGACCAAAAGGAAGTGTGATTGTTTTTCCTTCTTTTGTTTGGCATAGAGTTAAACCTGTAACCAAAGGAATACGACACTCCTTAGTGTGTTGGAATTTAGGATATCCATTTAAATGAGCTTTAAGAAAAATAAATACCTAGTAATTAAAAACGCTATATCAACAGAACTAGCAGATTTTTGTTATCAATACTTTTTAAACAAAAGAGCAGTAGCAAGACATTTGTTTGATGATAGATATATTTCACAGTTTGCTGATTATTTTGGTGTTTGGAATGATGTTCAAATACCTGAAACTTATTCACATTATGGCGATATAGTTATGGACACTTTATTGCAAAAAGTTAAACCTGTAATGGAAAAAGAAACAGATATGAAGCTTACTGAAACTTATTCATATGCAAGAATCTATAAAAAAGGAGATGAGTTAAAAAGACATAAAGATAGATACTCATGCGAAATATCCACTACTATGTTATTAGGTGGAGATGAGTGGTCTATATTTTTAGAACCATCAGGCGAAGAAGGTAAAAAAGGCGTAGAGGTTAACTTAGGAAAAGGCGATATGCTTATGTATCGTGGTTGTGATTTAGAACATTGGAGAGAACCTTTTGAGGGCGAAAACTGTGCGCAAGTATTTTTACACTATAATGATGCTAGTGGTAAAGACGCTAAGTTTAATAAATTTGACGGTAGACCTATGATAGGATTGCCTGGACATTATTCATTACAAAAATAATGGTTGAAGTCTTTGACTGTCCTTACATATCCAAAGTCAACAATAAACAGTTTCAACAAGACTTAATTAACTACACTAAAGAAACAAAACGTTGCGATATGGAGGTGTGCGTACATCCAAAAATACAAAGCGACTTAAAAATAGATCAAGCTTTTACAGTTATTGATAACTCTATTAACAACCTTTTTAAAACTTACTTAGGTACTGATAAGTTTGAGTTTACCAAAAAGAATGTATGGGGTTATTACGCATCTAAAGGCTCGCAATTACAAAGTGTGGTACATAACCATGCTTTTAAAAAAGAAAAAGGTTTGCAACTTTCTGCCTTAATGTATATCACACCAACGAAACTAGGCACTAGCTTTGCAGATTTTAAAATAGAACCTGAGATAAATAGATGGTATCTTTGGCACTCAGGTTTATATCATCACCCTGAAGATGGTGTAACACCTAAAGATAGAATTGTTTTAGCTTTATCTAGCGTAATAAATAGATGCACATAAAAATTCCAAACTTCTTATCAATAGAAGAATGTAAGTTAGTCGAAAAAGTTTTATTAGAAAAAGAACAAGAAATACTTGCCTTGCCACTTACCACAGATATGTATACAGGAACAACCGCAAGGTATTCCTACTATAATTTTTTAAACTACATACCTGAAATTGATATAACAAAAAAATTTTTTGCTTTACCGATTATGCAAGACGAAGATGAGTTTTGGATTCAATGCTGGGTTAATATTCTTAATAAAGACGAAGGAATACCCATGCACAATCATGGCCATCCTGAAAATATTTTTTATGCTTGTAATATTTTTATATCAGGTCCCGATGATTGTTTTACTTTTTATGATGATAATGGCCATGTACCTAACAATATTGGCGAGCTACATTTAATTGATTGTCACCTTTGGCATGGTGTAAAAGAAAACACAAACGATCAACCAAGGCTGTCTATTGCTTGTGATATACATTTTAAAGACCCAAAACATTTTGAAAATTACGAGCAAAGAATCGTTCATGCCAAGAGAAATTAGTATATAATTTTAAAAAAACTGAGGTAATACAATATGGATATATTAATACCATTAATAATAGTAACAGTAGTTTTGGCTTGGTCTGTAAAAAAATTCAAACCTGAGCTTTGGAATAAAGTTACATCTAAATTTAAAAAGTAACATGTCTTGGTGGAAAAAAGTAGTACATTTTTTTACGCCTCTTAGTTCAGCAGAACTACCCAATCCTCTTAAAGAGGAGATGGAAACCGTTAGAGCTAGGAATAAAAAAGGCAGGTATGTTGCTGACGATCCTAGCACTCCAGACATAAACGAAGCTTATACAAAAGTTCCAAAAAAAAGAGGCCGACCTCGTAAGAAAAAATAATGTATGAGTATAGTTGCCAGGTCACTAAGGTGGTTGATGGTGACACTATTGACGCTGATCTGGATCTCGGTTTTAATATTCATCATAAGTGTCGCGTACGCTTATACGGTATTGACACTCCCGAGTCGAGAACTCGCGACAAAGACGAAAAGGCTAGAGGTAAGCTAGCTGCTAAGTTTTTACAAGACGCCATATCAAATGGCAATCACGTCATCTTACAGACGCAATTAAAAGACTCTAAAGGTAAATTCGGTAGAGTTTTGGCATCAGTTATCGTAGATGGAATAGATATTAACCAGCAAATGATTGAAAAATATATGGCGGTTAAATATACAGGCCAAAGCAAGCAGGATATTAAATTAGAGCATATGAATAATAGATCTAAATTAATTGAACTAGGAGTTTATAAGCCAGATGGACAAGGAGCAACAACAGCATGATAACTTAATAGCCTGGGCGGCTATTGGTTTTTTAGTAACTTTGGTTATTGGCTTGTCTGTAAATGTTAGCGCTCAATCCTCTCAACAGTCTGGTACAGCTTGCGTCAACGGATCTCAGTATTGCGAAAACAATAGTTTGGATACAGTTAATACGACTACGACCACCAATACCAACACCAATACCAACACGAATCAAAATACGAATACAAACACCAATACAAATTCTAATACCAACGTATCGACTAACACGAATAATTCGACCAATACAAATTCTAATACGAAT